TGACTACCGTCACATTGCCGCCACTAGAAACGGTGATGTTGGCAGTTGCACCAGAACCCGTGCCACCCGTGAGAGGAACGTTCGTGTACGTGCCAGCTGTGTACGAAGAGCCGGCTGTGATTGAGCCGAGTGTACCAACTGCGTTAGCGGAGCTGGAAACAAAGCCGTTTGTTTGGTTGTATTCGTTCAGGTATGCGTTGACCAGATTTTCGAGCACGTATGCGGACTCTTGCATCTTGGTGTTCCACATACGCTGAATGTCTGACAGGCTGTCGTTCAAGTTGACGTTTGCACGAACAACGTAAGCGTAGCTACCAATGCCGAGGAATTGGTTCAGCGCAAACAGACCGTATTCGTTGCGGGTGTCACCGTGTTGTGGGTTGCCAGCAGAGTCAACGAGGAAGCGAGGAATGCCGTATAGTTGCGTGCTCTGTGTCAGAGATGTAACGGTGCGGATTACGTTGCTTTCGAAGGTACCTGCGGCGTCAGTGATACCGTCGGGTTGCTTCTTCTCATCTGCAGTAGCGATGAAGATCAGAGGGACGGTTGCGGCAGCAGCAGGAATGAAAAAGCTTTCATTCGTTACTGTAACACTTACGCCTGGGGAAACTAGGTTAGCCATTGTGACACTCCTATCAAATTCATGAATGGTTGTAGATATTTATCGAATAGACCCGTTGGACCTTTATTTTCAGCCGAGGGATACGCTGGAGCCATCCTGGATCAACTCGTATGCAATACCCTGCGAATTGAGGTCGCCAATGATATCGAACTCATCTGTTGAGTCCGTGCTAACAGCACCAACGCGCATGAAAATCTTGTTGACGTAGTTTTTGCGCACTTCTGCGGGGGTATCGATGAAAATTGGTAGTTTGAATGACAGCGTTGACTGGATGATTCGACGGTCCGTTGAGATTGGGTAGTTGGTTTCAACTTGAATACCCGTCAACTCAACAGTGGTGATCTTCTTCATGTCAAACAGAGAGTCCGTCACTTGGATCTGGAGGATCGGATCAAAGATTGGCAGGATCTGTTCGAAAATCTGAAACAGTTGGTCTGTGTTACTGGCGTAAATTGACAGATCCATATCGATCTCGTATGGAACAGGGCGGCGTTGATACACAACGTTAATGTCATTGGGGACAAGACCACCGACAGGAACGTACGACTGTCGGCGCTCAAAGCCGGTGCCAACTGCGCGGGCTGGGTTGTATGTCATATTGCGCAGATAGGCGCTCATGGCAGGCAGACGCAGTGGCTTGTTCTGTGTATTCTCAGCGAGGATCGACGCAACTACGCGGTCTTGTGAGCCGTAGTGAATTGGAACACTAATCAGGCGTTCGTCCTCAGTATTCCACTTGCCGATTTGCACCTGAAGGTCCGTAAAGATTGCCATGAACTGAAGAATGTAAGTCTTCAGTTGCTGGTTGTAGTAGTAACCATCTCGTGCGAATGACATTATTTGATCTCCCCGGCCCACTTCTTGTAGGCGCTAGTTGTGTATTCTGTTAAGCGTGGCTTTTGATCGTTGTACTGTTCACGCAAGTCTGTTTCCAGATATATCCAGCGTCCTTTTAGTGTAGACCAGCGGTATAGCTGAGCAGGAATGTTTCCCGCCAATCCCACATATGTCATGCGGTGGTAGTCGCCATCTTTGGGGGTGTCTGGATAAGTTGGACCTTCTGTGTACGGGGCGTCGTTCTGAGGAATTGCATCCTCTACATACAGTCCCGTGCGGTTGAATCCCAAGTGGTTCAAATGAGGAGCACCCGTGTTTGCTGCATTTGTCAACTCTGTTGGTGTAAATTCACGGACGACGTTAGAACCTTCACTACCACGCTCTGGGACTTGCGTCTTAGATTCTTGCTCAATCGTCTGAGAGACAGTTGAGAAATCTTGGTACATCTGGTTGTTGCCATCATCGTTGTTGAACAAACCAGAAGAATCAACATTCTTAGCAAGATCGCCGAAAATGTCTTGCGTTTCTTCTGTAGCGAGTGCTGGTTGTGTTGTAATCATCAACATTGTTGGCTGCCAGCCTGGTGTGTACGACGATGAGTCCCACGTAACATCCGTCACTTCCAACCAGCGCTTGATAGGACGCAGGTCTGGAGTGTATTGCGTTTCACTTGGTAGTTCGACAATGTCGCCAATCACGATTGGGCGACCAAGTGTTGATACGCATGCGGTGAAGTTGACGCGAATTTGGTACGTTGACGTTGGGATTTCAAGACCAAAGCGAGAGAAGTCAGTTGCCACAGACAGTAGTTCGTAATAGCCCTTCAGCATTACAGGCGTTGTTTGGTATGCGCGATCGCGGTTTTCCATCAGGATCTTGTCCTGAATGTTGCTGATGTCTGTCAGCGAATAGTCGAACATCTCGAGCGCTTGTACGCCCCAGCTATCGCAGTCGGTCCCAACAAATCCAATAGGACGCAGACGCCAGTAGCGGTTTGGTACGGTTGCCTTGAAGTACAGGGTGTTTAGCGCGTCGTCGTTTGGTAGTGTCAAAACGGCGACGCCGTACCAGTCCATACCGTTTTCTGAACGCTCAACGCGAACTTTAGCAACCCGACGCAAAGGATCAGCGCTTTGCTTGATTTTAATCGCTGTGATCAGTTGCCTTACGGAAGCTTCTACACCATAACGCTGACGGCCGTTTGGAAGCTTGACAACGCCGAAATCGTAGCCAATGTATGCAGAAGCCAAAATTGCCGCGGAGCCAACTTGACGAGAGCGCCACTCTTGCGCATGAATTGTGAATGCGTTCTTTGCGGGGTAGTTAACGGCATCGCCACCAGAGATTGGCGTTCCGTTACCCGTCAAGTCGACTAGGAGAGTCTGTTCGTGAACGCCAAGCAGTTTGTACACATTAACTTGTGCGCCAGCGATGTTCAACGCTGACTGAATCAGGTCGTCTGCGTAGCAGTTTGTGCGACTTTCTTTGGTCAGATCCCACGGACGGCACGACGCCCAGTCAGATGCTGGAGGGCAAGATTGGCCGGAAGGGGTGGGTACGCATGTAGTCACATCAAATCCTCAAAGACAATATTTATGAAGCTGTGGCCCGTTCTACGTAGGTTACGATAGCTCGGAGCTCTTCAAGGGTCGCATCTGGTTTGAGTCTGTTGGCATGCATGTTGATAACGGCTACGTTGCTAGGAACATAACCAAGGCAAAACTCTACGAGTGCTTTTTTTGTTCAAAACACGCTTTGCAGGTCTTGAAGGCAGGAGAGGGTTCCATAAATGGTCACTTTGAAGACCATTTATGGAACCCTCTCCTGACTCAGCGTAGGGCGCTGGGTAGTCGATTAGACGTTGCTGCCGTCGACGAGGTACTTCCACACAGTACCATTCCAGTACGTGAAGGCCAAGGTCTTAGGCAGTGCAGCTGGAACAGCTGGTAGAGCTGGCTTTAGGCCAACAGAGATTACCTTGAACTCGTCGTATAGGGATGCGCCGCCAACCTTAGCCTTTTGCATTTCTGCAACCAGATCAGTTGCGCCAGCGACTGCGTCAGAGATAGTGGTGAATCCTGCAACGTTCTTGAACAGGTTGCCGTCGGTGATGGCAACCGACGAGGATGTGCCGGTTGTTGCAGATGTCACAGTGATCGCACCGCCGGCAATCGCTGCCGTACCTGCCGCACCAAGTGCAGTGTTCAGAGCAGCAACCAGCGTTGTGAACGTTTGCATTGTGTTACCTGCTGCGGAGACAGACTTTGTCACACCGTCAACCACAATCGTGGCTGTGTATGTCGTTGGATCAACACCGTCAGTTGACGTGATACCGACATAACCTGTCATTAAAGCGAACAGGAAGCCGGTGTCGTATACGCGAACAGAGGATGTCTTGCCAGTCGTTGCAGACGTGATTACAATGTTACCACCTGTGATTGCTGCTGTTGCTGCTCCAGCCAGGCCCGTGTTGATTGCCGTTAACACGTTGGTTAATGTAACACCAGCAGAGCCGTCGAATGTTGCCGTCTTCTTGATTGTACCGTCGATCAAGAAGTTAGCGCTGTATGTGCGACCTGTGTTATCACCATCAGCTGGTGGGAATACGCCTTGGTAAGCTGTCAGAGCTGGCAGTAGAGTACCAGAGTTCAAACGAACTTTCGAAGCGAGACCGGTTGTTGCGGACGTGAACTTCAGATCACCGCCAACGAGAGCGACAGAGCCAGCAGCGCCGAGGTCAACGTTGATTTCCGTGATCAGAGTCGTAAACGTTTGAGCTGCAGATCCAACAACGGAGACAGGCGTAGAGACGCCGTCAATCGTCATTGAGATTGTGTATGTGGTGATGTCGTTTGCCAGTCCTGTAGCTGTGCTGCCAACGACACCCCGAGCGAGATTGACAATTTGGACGCCAGATGTGCCCGTCTTAGCAGCAAGACCGGAGGCAGAACCACCTGTCTTGTTGCCGCCAATGTTGACCGTTGCCGTACCAGCAGTTGCCGCAGCGATGTTCGACAGACCTGTTGCGGTTGCACCGGTAGGTGAACCGGTGAAGTTCACTACTTGCTTACCAGCAGTTGGGCCAGCTAGTGGGTTTGAACCGTACTGAGCGATGAATGCGTCCAAACGTGTGCGGTCAGCCGCGCTCAGAGTATCCGTCAGAATCAGGGTTTTAACGTTACCAACGTTCTTCAGCACAGCAGCGTTGCTGAGAGTGCCGTTGAACTTGACGTTTTCGGAAGTAATCGTTGTCATCAGGTTGCTCCTTGTGGACCATATTCAGAGATGTCTGGTATTTATGGGTCTGCTACTTTTAACCCGGAGAGATTCGGGCAACCTGACGACTAATGCACCGTTTAACCGAATGTGAATGTGGTGCCCATGCCAAACTCTTCTGGCTTATCGACCAGATAGTCGTCAATTTCTGCCAAGCAAGCTTCAATTTCTGCTTGACCCGTCTGACGCAGTTCTGCAGCATTCAGAGTGACGGAACCACTTGCACCAGGCAACGTCGAGAACTTGCCACGGATTTCGGCGAGCATGATTCGTGCAACCCCAGCAGCATATCGACGAATCCACGGCTTGGCGTAACGATCGGTCATGATGTCTTGCTCTGTACGTTCCACAGTTGCATCAATCATTACCATCGGTTCTGCCTGATTGTACCGTTGATGTAGCCAGATCTCGCGGGTTTGCTCGTTCCAAGTGTATGTCACACGTGCAGCAAACAGGATTTCCATCATCTTTGTGTAGTCTGCCATCATGTGATAGCTGAGCAAGTCAAACGTGCCCATGTTGTACAAATGTTGAACGACAATCTGACCGTACACGCCCGCGCCGTGAGCTGATGCGAGAAACGCTGATGTGCAGCGGTATACGCCCATCACGTCAACAATCTTGTTCATGCCGCTGATCTTGTTGGTCAAGAAGTAGCGCTGTTCATTTGCCTTGAGAGCCATGAAGAAGAAGCCACGTTTGTATGGGAGACCGGAACGCTGACGCAGTTCGCTGAGAGCCTTGTTGATTGCGTAATCCATTTGCTCTTTCGTCAACTCAACGTCTTGCACAGGGTAGCCGAGTTCGTAACGAATATCATTCGCGATCGCATCACGAGCTGCATCACTGCCGTCTGTTCCGATTCCAAGCTCTGCGTATGATGGGGTGCTTGATGCGCCATCGGTGCCAGGGTTTGCATCGTGGATTGTGTTGGTTACATTGAGAGCTCCAAACAGAGAAATGTCTGCGAGGCTAATGAATGAAGCACTTCCAACATTGGTGTCTGTAAACAGCATATTGCCGTGGCAGTCCAGCTCAACGGTCGCAACAGGCGTTGCGAGAACCCAGGCGTAGCCATTCCACGATTTCAGCAGGTTGGTTGTTGTGTCAAACCACAATGTGCCCTTTGTTGGTGTCAGGGGCAATAGCGAATATGTAACTGAAACCCACGTGACACCGTTCCACGACTTCAGTGCGAGCGTTGAAGGAGTGTACCAAAACGTGCCTGTTGGCAGGCTAGTTGGATCGTTAGTTGTTACAACAGGCGTAATTTGTGCCCATGCTGCAGGACCGCGCACGTACCGTGTGTCAGTTGTGATGTTGTGCCATACAACACCCTGCGCAAGTTGTGTTGGGTCAGATGGCCAGCTAATGTACGGAGTAGCGACAAAACACGAACCACCGTACACGTAGAACACGTTTGTATCTGTGTCGTACCATGTCGCTCCTTGTGCAATGACAGGAGTAGCAGTTGGATCTGTGTCTTGCATGTATACACTAGACACAACCACCCACAATTCTGCCAATGCATCGTACAGCTTCAGTTGGTTTGTTGATGTGTCATACCACAAATCACAGCCTGAGCGTGGCACTGGATCGAGTGAGAACACAATAACAGGTTCAATGTTCCACGTTAGGTTATCCATCGAACGCTGCTTCAGCACCTTTGTCGTTGGATTGTACCAGAACTTGCCTGGGGCTGGGGTTGCAGGCTCCGTTTCTGTAATCGCAAGGTTAGGTTGCAGATTCCAACCAACCGACGGTGTGTTCAGCTGGTATAGTAGACCCGCAACATCGTTCAACCAGAACGTGCCTACTGGTAACGTGTTTGGATCCTGGTTGTAATGGATTACGGGAACAGATGACCACATCTCGAGCGTACTGTTCCACTTAAACGTCGCACCATCAGCAGTGTCATACCAGTATGATCCTGCGGGAGGAGTGATGGGCAGTGACGGATCCGTAGGTTGTGTCACGTTTGACACAACACACCATGCAGTTCCATTCCACAAGAATGCTTGCATGCCGTTGAACCAGTATGTTTTGTCAGCGATTGGGCTCGTTGGGTCTGTTGCAAAAGTGATCACTTGCACAGCTGCCCACGCTGAGCCGTTCCAAATCGAAAGCTCACCGGTTGTAGGGTTCAGCCAGTAGGTATTCGTAGAAACGATATTTGGCGCTGTCTGATCGATGATTACCGGGAGTTCAACGTGGGTTGTACCGTTCCATTGGAATAGCTTCTGGTGTGGTGCATTCCAGTAGTATGCTCCCGTGTTTGGAGGCGTCGCACCCAGGGCGCCATTGGACAATAGAGCAAACTGCTTGTTAATTGCGTCAACGAGCTCGCTATACGACTGTCCGTCTGTGCCGTCAACCGTAATTGTGTACACGTGAGGTGTAACTGTGCACTCAACAGAATCCACAGGACGGTTTGGCTTCGGAACTAGCCCAACTTGAACTTGGAAGCTGTATTCTTGACCAACATTTAGCCCGGTTGAATCTGTTGGTTGCACGCCCATTGCCGATGCAGATGAGTTAAGGACCAGCACCTGTGTGCCGTTTGTACCATCAGATCCACGGTTCGTGTAGTTCTGAGAGTATGCGTGGACACCTTCAACCATGTAACGCAGTTGGCAATCAACGGGGTAACCTGATACGTAGTATGGAGTGTTTGCCATCAACCCGGTAACGTCAACAAACGTTGTTGTGCGATCTTGGTAGAATGCACCAACAATCATTGCTGTCCCGAGCTTGTCACCTGCAAACAAGTTGGCATCTACGGAAGCGTCAGAGCTGTACACCTGGCCGTTAGTTGGCAGCGCTCCTGACGTTGCTGGTGTCGTGTCAACTGTGACGACCATACCACAATACGCCTGAGTGTCTGCTGTGCAACCAGCAGCGGGAGTAGGGATATTCCAGCTGATACGACCAGTTGTTGGACCTGTACGATCAAAC